TCGAGTTGAGGGAGGGGCGATCGACGGCAACGCAGCGGCTCCGGGATCCCCGGAGCCGCTTGCGTTTCGAGCGACGCTCCGCAGCAAGAAGCGCTAGAATCCGCCGTGCGGTTCACCGGACGGGAAGGAATGATGCTTCCGAAACATCATGCCGAAAAGTCTCTTCATCAGGGGCAACCCTTGCGGAGAGCGCAAGTACGGTTCCAAGTCGGGATCATTGACGCAACCTCGTAGCCGTTTGCGTTCCATCGCCTTGTCTATTTGTTTCTCCATGAAGGCGTCCCGGAACTTTCCTTCCGGCAGCTTCAAGGCCATAGCAATTACCTCGTCCAATGGATCGGGCATTTCTTTGGCGGCATGTTGCAAGAACTCCTGAGACTGCCGGGCATCAAGCCCGGTAATCCGGTAAGGGTTGCCGCCGATCTTGAGCGTTTTTTCTCGCACGCTTTTCCTTTCATTAGGTTGTTGGGAACGTAATTGCCCCGTTGCTCTTTGCGGTAACTTGAAATTCAACCGTGCTCTTTGCGTTGTTCGTGAACGTGAATCCCGACACGATGAAATTGCCCGTAATCGCTTCGCTGCCCGAACCAATCGCCAGAGATGCCGTAACGCTCGTACCGATAGCGAACGCTGTTGAAAGAACCGATGGGCCGGAACCCCACCACGCCCGGAAAGACAGTTCAGCGGAGTTTACCCCGGCCAGTGTCGCAACCCAGCCGTTAGAGCCGGTATCGGTTACATCCTGGCTATCATTACTGACGTTCAAACTCCACTCACTAACAGGGAAGGTTCCACTTCCGACAGTGATGGAACCACCCATACCAATTAACTTTGCCATAATACCTCGTCTGTTGGTTTAAGACGGGGTATCTAGTTATCCTACGATGATAATTTGATAGGTAAGACTAGCTGATGGGGTGAGAGTAATGGCATTGACGGTAGAGGAAACAGTTATCGGCACGTTGGGTATTACCAACACTTGCCCCGGCTTGATGGTGTAGGAATCCGAACCGAAGAGAGGATTAGAACCGCCTCCGACAACCAAACTGGCACTAGCCGACAAGTTTGAGACTACAACGCTTTGAATAGTCGTATATGTTAAGGTATTCCCGTAAGCGTTTTTCAAGCTGGCGTTGTTGGTAACAAATGTTGTCGGGCTTGTAATGGTAGCAGTACCCTGGTAGATGCCCGTTGTAATTTGCGTTGAAACGAACGAAGTGCCGCCCGAAATTCCTGGGCTTCCAGTGTACGTCCCCAATGCCGCATTTGCATTATCGGTTACTGCAATTCCTACTGATGTTTGTGCTGTCGCCATGTTACCCGCTATAGCTCTCCGTTAGTTTGAACTCGATTTCTACGCCCCATTGGTAAAGCTGAACGTCCATCGGACTGGATTTGTACGAAGTCTGAAAGATGCCGATGGCATGAGGAGTAATGGACAAATTGCAATTGAGGAAGGCTTCCACGTTTGCCGCCAGTTGTTCGGCGGCATCACAACCCGTATGTACAATCAGAACCTTGAAGGCTGCTTCAAGTAACGAGTAAGCCGGACTTCCGGCTTCCTTATTGGCAATACCCTGGGTTTGATAGTCTACCGTGTGTTGGTAGTCGTATACATTGATGTAGGGAGGCGCTAAACCGTCCGTAATGCCGCCGTTAATCTGCCCGGAAGTAAGTAACCCCGAACCCTGTAGGCTTGCGATAATGTTTTGTAATGTCGTGTTCGCCATCGGGGTATATAGGAACACCAGGATACAGTTTGCGGGCTTTTTGCCCCGGACTGTATCCTGGTGTAACTTACCCCACCAGAATCTTCTTTAACTCGGACTTCTCTTTGTCGAACGCCAGAGACAACCACGGACGAGGTTTCATATGCTTCGTACCCGTTTGAAGGAAACTCGGATAACCCTTCAAGTTCGCTCCCACGGTTAGAACCATTTTGGTAGTGTCGAATTTCCAGGTTATACTGCGCATAAGTTGGCCGGAAAGTTTCCTGGGGAACTGGCCGGGGAGTGAGGGAGCGAGGCCAATGTGCTTTCCGCTTTTCGTTCGCCGGTAGGGTTGCGAAGCGTTCAGGTAGCCTCGTGTTTTGCTGGTGAACACTACCCCGGCTTTTGTGAATCTCTTCACCAACTCTTTCTTGATGTCGGAAACAAACTTATCCGAACTGGTGGACATGCCCCTCCGTTAAGTATCCAAACGCTTCTTCGCCCCTTCCGGGTATTGTTCGCAGACAAGCGACAGGTACAAGTTTGAAACGAGGGCGTTGATGGGATCGGCGGTTAAGTGGTACTGATTCCCGACAGCATCAACGAAGATGTCTTCACGCTGAAACGTGTAGGAGTTGCCCGAAACATAGATCGTATGGGTTACAACCGTACCACGCTGGCCGTAGTAGTATTGCAAACTTGAAGTAGCCGGTTGAATGAAGCAACGGACGGACGGGTAAATCTCGGTGTACGTCCCGATTGTCTGCGCTGAACCATTTACCAACGGCGCACGCCAAACCGAGGCGGTATGTCGCATTAGGGAAAGAAGACTCATACGGTATTTAGAACCGCCCCGACAATTTCCCTGGCAGACGGTTGCAACAGGTTCGTTGTCTTCGTCCTGGACAACAGGTAGGTTTCCGGGTTCAGTCCGAACCAACAACCGATGGCCGGGGTTTCCGTCAGTCTCGCAAGATGCAATGGCCCGGAATCGCAACCTATCAACACGCTGGCCCGGCTTATCAAGTACCACAGTTCCGGCAGCGCCGTATCTGTCGGGGCCAGTCTTACCCGTGGATGAGGCAACCTAACGGCAACCTTGCGCTGATCCAACAGGACGATTTCCGCCTCCGTCTGTTGCAACAATGCCAGTTGCGTTTCGGCTTCCAGTTCCGGGGTGAAGTCCTTCTTGTCGGGCCAGGAATAGCCCCTGGTATGCAACAGGATGAAGGGTTTGCCGCCGATGAACCTTTCCACCCGTTCCTTCTGCCGATACGACAGCCAGGGGGCCAGGGTGAGTTTCGTTTCCAACACTTCGGGCCATAGCTCGGAAGCTGGCCCGATCCGGGGTAAGGGGTGGGGATGTTCGAGGTTGTGCGCCAGCTTGTTCCCGTCCCCCTCGTTGTACCGAACAAGATCGGCGAAGATGTTCCATCCTTTCCTTTCGACATGCCGACAACCGGCAGCATCGAAAAGAAGCCGGCCTTCATGGGGGCAGTAAATCCGAACGTCGTAACCACGCCGCAACCAACAACCGACAGCATGGGCGAAGTTCACGCAATCGCCGAGGCCATGCGGAAACGTCAAGTTGTAGACTGTCATTCCGTTGCCGGTACTCCCTGAACCGTGAAGCGATGAGCCTTGTATTGTGCAATGGCCAGCTTCGAGGCCAGACTTAGCAACTTGAAACTGTTCTCTGCCGCCCTCGTGTAACTGTACTTGTCGAGAGCTTCCGTATCCAAGTTCAAGTCAAGATTTCGGCTTGAGTAAAGTATCTGCACCAGTTCGTTACAAGCCTGGGAAATTTCGGGCGGTATCGTCGCATAGCCCCCGGTATATGTTACTCTGTAGACTTGATAGCCGGGCATGGCCCCGCCGTTCATCTCGATTAGCCCCAAATCCTTGTTTACCTTCTGGCCCCAATGGTAGTACCAATAGACAGTCAGGGGGCAGAAAATGTTTCTGGCACTTTTCCCCGTCTGGTTTGTCGTCAAGTCCGAAGTTTGCCACAAGGCAAACTGATTCGGTTGAGTTGCAACCCAGCCGTTTCCGAGAGCGTTGATTCCCGCCTCCAGACTGGCGAACGTCGGGTAGCTGGTGAAGCTGAAAGTTTGGTTCGTAACCAACACGTTGTTAAACATCTTCTGCAAAGTAACGCCCGTACTGGTTACGTTCACTATCGCAAACTGGCATTGATTGGAAGGATCGTTGCACTGAATGTAAATGGCCGGTAGTTCGCTGCTGCGCAAAGCGACAAGATCAGTAACGGGAGAGTTGTTTACCCACATGCTGCACGTCGGGCCGATGACGGAATGAAGTTCGTCGTAAGTCGCCTGGGCGAAAGTCCGATTGCAGTAAGTTTCGATAACGGCACTGGCAACGGTAATCAGGTTGCTCAACAGGGTATCATCAGATGAGGGAGCGTTCGGTATTTGCAGTTGAACGCTTGCGAGTGTTGTAAGCTGGCTCATTGCCTGTATGTAGCTTCGTCAAAAAGAAAAACCCCTCGAAGGGAGTCGAGGGGTTTTATCAAGTCTAATACACCCGTCAAACTTGATTAGCTGCTAGAAGTCGAACCGGCAGTCAGTACCACGATGTTGGAAGCATAGCTTCCGTCTTTACGCTGGTACGGAACGGTAAGCGGGTTCACGGTGTTGAAGTAGAACAAGAACCGCCAGGTATCAATCGCCTGATTGAAGTACAGGTACGGGGTATGATCGCCTTCCAGGGTGGTGTACCCTGCCGCCAAACTCTTCAAGTTGGCGAGGATCAAAGCCCCACGGGTTCCCTTCGTCGGGACGTTTTCCAGTGTGTAAACCGGACGGCCTAATAGCGAACCTTTCGGCTTTGCTCCCAGCATGTCGTTGAATCCGCCCGGCGTCCAGGCAGGGATCGGAGTTGTTGCCGCACGGTTCGGGAAGGCAACCGTATACAACTCAGGAAGAGTTGCCTTGTTGCAAAGCCATACCGTATTTTCCCCGTCGAATTCATCGAACAAGGCGGCTTCCATGTTCACGATGTCCGTGTATTCGATCCGGCCAGGGTTGCTGGCGATGATGGAAACGGCGGCAGCGTTGTTGATGAGGTTCACGCCCGATGAAGTTCCGTTCACTACGGAATCGTTCACCAGATAGCGGATACGCTCCGGTACGACTTGTTCGATTACGCTTCCCAAATGGTAGGCGTTGAAGCGAAGCAATTCATCCGTGATGTTCACCAGGACAGCGCCCTTTTGCAAGGTAAGCTGAACGGTTGCGGTTACTCCGGTAGTGGCAGTGATGGCCGAACCTTCCGCCACAACGGAGGCAGTGATGTCCGAAGTAGCCGAAGACTGAACCCAGGACGGGATATTTTCAATCTGGTACTTCATTTCGTACTTCGTCTGCATACCCATCAAGTCGGGTACGTTGGCGAAGCTGAGTTTCCACAGTTCCTCGGCCCACTGTTGCGGGACAAGATCGCTACCGGCATGGGAAGCGGAAATACCCATAGCCGTAGGAGAATACTTCGTCTGAACCAATTCGGCCCAACGCTTCACTTTCTTTCCGGCGTTGTAATCGCCATTCTTTGCGGCAATCCGGTTAGAAGCAAAGTCGCCGATGGATTTGAACCCGCCAGTTTTCGCCTCGTCGGAACCGCCAGCATACGGGGCCGTGAAGGGCTTGCGACGGGTTGCCTTTACCAACCTATCGGTTACATCCTCAACAGCTTTGGTAACGGTTGCCTCGGCGTTGTTCGCCAATCGCCTGACGGCATTCGTCATTTCTTCGGCTTCTTCTTCGTCCTTGTCTTCCTCGTCTTCCTCTTTCTCTTCATCCGGCCCCTCGGCCCCTTCATCGTCGGAAGTGTACAAGTCTTCATCGGAAGCATCACGGACAACCCCGGCATCAGTCAGAGCGCCCGCCAATTCGTCGTCAAGGTGAACGATTTCCCCTTCATCGTGCGTAACATCGCCAATCTTCATCGGCTTGCACAAAACACAAGTTCGCATAGTCCTCTTTACAAGTCTTCAATTTCCTGCCCCTCATTCTCCAGACTCTACAACGCTAACCCCCGGCGCTCGCCTAGTTAGTCGGTAGCTTCATCGTCCTGAACGGTGTTGCAAGTCGGGGTATATAGCTCGATGGATTCAAATTTCGTTAGACTTCCCATCGTGCCGCCAGTCTCTTGACGGCCAGTTCCGTTATCCTGGCGGGATCGAGGTTGATTTTGTCCAGTGCCTCGGCCATTTTTTCAGCGTGATGGGTTCGGGGTTTCTTCGTTGCCACGGGTTTCTTTCGCTTCACGTTCCTGCCTGGAAACTCTAGTTGCCAGTTGGGAAGAGTCTTGCCCTTACCTATCGCTTCCACCAGTGCCAGGGGATTACTCGGAACGGATACAACGGAGTATTCCAACAGAAGAGAACGGGCAATTACCTGTTGCAAGCCGGGGTTTGCTTCCTTCTCTTCTTCTGTCGGTTCTCGAATTTCGAGCGGTAGAAACCCGATGCTTTTCCCCCTCAACACGTTTTCAACAACCATCGAAAAGACAAGATCGGGCAACCATTCGCCCTCGAACTTGGAAGGACGTTCGGGGTACTCCGTCTTTGCCAACAAACCTCCGTCTTGTGGTTTAATCCACAACGCTTTCCCAATGGGCTTTTCCTGATTGTGTCCGAAAAGGACGATGGGATTTAGCCGGTAGCTTTCCAAGGCGATTCCATCGGGCATAACGATTTCAAAATCCCGATCCATCGCCTGGGTTGTAATCCGGCTTACGTCGGTTCGTTGTGTCGGAGCTACTTCGGTGGATGTTGCAACACTGCCCTTGCGCCGGTACTGGTAACGCTTGTCGTTGGGAAGAGTCTTCATCAGGTTGTCGAGATGACGGGCAACAGGTTCGATTACTTTTATCCCCAGGTTGCATTCCACTGTTTTCTTCTTCATCAATTACCTCAAGTATTGGCTTCCTGCCCCGGTTAGCGTCCGTGCATTTCTTCCGGTAGCGAACCACCGGCTTAGTTTTGTATGTAGTTTCCACGAGCGTATAAATGAAGCAACCCCCGGATTTACGGGGGTTGCTGAGAGAGGAGGCAACCCCCGAACGTCGGGGGTTGTCGGTTGCTACTTGCTCTTTCTGGACAAGTCCGTTTTTGCGGAGTTGAAACCTTTCTTGAACTCCGGGGAGTCTTCGGGCTTGTCGGCCCATTCGATGCCCCGGCCCGTCTGCTTGCACCACTCCACCAGCTTCGCCAGTTGGGAAGGCCACTTCTTTGAGTTGATGTCTCTGGCGATGGTTTGCTCATCCTTGATCCGTTGCGCCCGACTTCGCTTGCTGGCCCCGACTTCCTGTTTCAGTTGGGAGTGAAGCATCTCCTTCCACGAATTGCCCGGAAGCATCTTCTGAAAAACCATGAACTTGAAACCGTGGATGAGAAGGCGAAGGTTCAGCCGGGCCGTCTTCAACTTCTGATCCTCTTCGATTGTCGTCAGCATGAACTCCAACACGTCGAAACAGTCGTCACGGGACAGATGGTAGGGGGAAACTTCCTTGTAGCCCCGGCAACACAAATCCTTCATCTTCGCCACCAGTTCCTCGTTGCTGATGTTGAAGTCCAGGAACGGGCATCGGCTCTTGACGGCTTCCACTTCCGGCCCTTCCGTCAAGTTCCGGTTGGCGATGATGATGAGGCTTCCGAAGAAATCGAAGTTCATGCTTCCCTTCTTGTCGGAAGTTACCCAGGTAATCCGTCGCTTCGAGTGTTGGGAATGATCCTGAGAGTGAAGGGACATGCGGAGAACGCCCCAACAGTTCTTGTCATCAAACATGGTTTCTGCATCCTCGATGAGATGGATACTTTGCGGGTACTTCTTCATCTTTGTAACCAGTCCCTTGGGAGTAACCCGCCCCTGGTGGACGATGTGCAACTTGTAATCGAGAATGGGCAAGTCCCCGCCCCCGCCTTCCCCTTCGTCGTCATCGTCCCCCGGACTGTCGGGTTCGACTTCCTCGATTCCGTTTTCCTCGAAGACTTCACGGACGCTGTAGGATTTGCCTGTTCCGCCAGGCCCGAACAAGCCAAGTCCCGTTTGAAGCCCCTTGATGCAAGCCAGGGTGAAGGCTTTCACTTCCTTCGTCTTGAAGGCGAAAGAATCCAACAACGCCCGATCCGTAGCCGACAGGCTGCGCTCGATCTTCACGGGATGCCGTCCTTTCAGATGTGTTACACTTGGATACAGATTTCCAAGTTATTTGATAAACTGTTACCGGATACAGATTGAGCATAATTTTCAGAAACTGTATCCGACTGTCACCAGGATAATCGGAGGATTGTTTTTGTCCATGACAATACTGGCAAAAGCATACTATTCCGAAAATCTCAATTCTGTAAAGCAAGCGAATGTCAGAACATGATTGCCGGACTTCTTAACGCAAGGAAGACTCCTAGAAATCGCTACGGTTCGTAAATTTCCCGGAATTGCGGAAATTTCTTTAGGCGGATAAATCGTACTGGAGTGAGCAACGGCACTGAGGATGCCCAGGGGGATGCGCAATCGTGGAGTACGGCCCCGATCCGATCTTGCCGAAGTCCTTATCGAGAGGGATGCCGCCCATGCGAGCAAACCCCTTGCACAACTCGCAAGCCATCGAATCCGGTAGCCATACCTTCCGGGCTTCCAATCCGGCCTCGTCAATGGCAAGTAGTTCGCCCTGATGTTTGGCCCGACTGCTTTCCGTGTTGGCAATCAAGACGGCCCGGTTGTCGGAAAGATCGGTGAAAATGTCCTTCAACCGATCTTTCAAAACATCATGGGCTTCACCGGCGTTCAAGCCCTGTCGGATTGCTTCACGGGTTGCCTCAATCGCTTCGTCCACGGAAAGACTTGTCGTATCGTGCGTAGACTTCGCCAGAGACAAGACGGCCCGGTTTACCGCTTCATCAAGTCGTTGAACTGGCAGCAACGGGGCAAAGCCGATTTCCGACAGCAAGGCGGTATATCCTTCTTCGAGGTACATACGAACCACGGGGGAAAGTGTTTGCTTCATCTCGCCTTCCCAGGCATCGGCCCCGATGATGCTTTTCGCTCGATAGTCGAGAGTGTTGCTTGTCGGGGCAAAATCCTTCAACTTGCCGAAGACTTCCCCGGCCAGTTTCCCGAACACGCCCCGTAATGCCTCGGCCAGCTTCGCCGGATCGGGCGGAAGAGAATGGTAGCGTTTGCGCACTCCTTTAACACTGGCCCCGGTGTATGCCGTCTGGTACGTCTGCGCAGACGGTGTACCCAAAGCGGATATTTCCTTCCCGTCCGGTGAACCGCACGGCGGATTCTAGCGCTTCTTGCTGCGGAGCGTCGCTCGAAACGCAAGCGGCTCCGGGGATCCCGGAGCCGCTGCGTTGCCGTCG